CCCCCGCCGTAGCCGCAGGCCAGCTCCGCGATCTTGCCCTTCTGCCGCAAATGCCCGTTGACGCCGTGCTTCACGACCGGCACCCGGAACATGGCGGAGGCGGAGCTGCAGTAGATATCCCCGCCGCTGCGGAACACGTCCATGCGCCACTTCTCCCCCGCCAGATACGCGATCACGCGCGCCTCGATGGCGGAGTAGTCGGCAACGTGGAAGATGTTCCCCTCCCCGGCCACAAACGCCGTGCGGATCAGCTGGCTGAGCACGTCCGGCACGCTGTCAAAGCACAGCTCCAGCGTCTCAAGATCGCGCTCCCGGACAAGCTCGCGGACGAGAGCGAGCCCGGCGAGATGGTTCTGCGGCAGATTCTGGACCTGGACGAGCCGCCCCGCCCATCGTCCGGTGCGGCCCGCGCCGTAATACTGCAGCAGCCCGCGCACGCGCCCGTCGGCGCACACGGCGCTCTGCATGGCCTCGTATTTGGTGACGCTGGTTTTCCCCAGCTGCTGCCGCAGCTCCAGCACGCGCCGCGTCGTGGGGTCTGTGGCTTTGTCCTTCAGCTCCAGCACCGCGGCCTTGTTCAGGCTGTCCGCGCTCATGCCGGCGGTCTCCAGCCAGTCCTTGAGCTGCGCCACGCTGTTCGGATTCTCCAGCCCCGTGAGCCGCCGCATTTCGGCCATGCGCCTTGTCGTGAATGCTTCGTTCTGCGCAATGGCAGCCGCCACAAGGCCGGTGTCGATCCTGACGCCGCGCTCGTTGATCCGCGCGTCCAGCGCCCATACCTTCCTCTCGAAGTCCGTCACGGGGAAGCTCCGCAGCCGCCGGTAGATGGCCTGCTCGACCTCCACGTCCCTCTTGCAGTAAGCCTTGAACCGCTCCCACTTGTCCGGCGCGTGCTCCGGCCGGTTCCGCGTCCGCCCGCCGTTGGCGATGGTGGGCTTGCACGGCTTGCAGAAATACGATATGAGCGCCGTGCCCTCCCGGATCTTCTGATCCCGCAGCTCCAGCGCGGCGCCGGCGGCGTCCAGACTGAGCGGCAGACCGTTCATCGCCGCCAGGATCATCGTGTCCTCCCACTCCTCCGGCGGCAGATCGCGGCCCAGATACCGCGTCAGACAGGCCCGCTCGAAGGCGCTGTTGTGGGCGACCTTCACCGTGTCGGGGTCGGTTATCCCGGCGACCACGGAGGCGAGCGCCGCCGCCTTTGCCGCCGTGCGCTCATCCGTCACCGGTTCCCTGTCGGTCATGTCGATCACCTGCACCGGCCCGTCGTCCCAGGCGCAGGCCAGCAGCAAAATCTCAAAATCTGGGGCCTCCGCATACTTGAAGGCCCCGGTCTTGGTGATATCGGCGCTGCTGTACGTCTCCAGGTCGATGAGCAGCCGGCGCTTAGTTGAGGAAGTCATCGTCGGCCTCTGCGTCGCGGTAGCCGTCGTCAAAGTCGTCCGCGCTGCCGCGGCTGCCGCCGAGCGCCTCGCCGTCGTGCAGTTTCTGAATGCTGAGCAGCCCCGCGCTGATCCCCTTCTTGCCGTTGCTGCTGTAGCCGAAGAAGTTGATCGCCGCGCGCCCGTAGCAGCCGGAATACACCTCCAGCGGATCCGTGATCGCGTTGCGCATATTGTCCACAACGATCGGCTTCTGCCTGCTGCTCACGGTGATAACGTAGCAGCCCTTGCACTCAGAGCCGAACTCCTCCCCGCTGTCGCGCATGCCGTCGCCGTCGTGCAGCGTGTGGTTGGGTCGGGCCGGCAGGGCGTTCGCGCCGTTGCGGCTGCAGAACGCCTCGCGCGCGTCGGCAATGGCCAGCTTGATCTTGTTCAGCGTTGCGGTGTCGCTCTTGGGGATCAGCAGCGTGACGCTGTATTTGGGGTCTCCGCCGCCCTGCGGCTCCCGGGGCTCGAAGATGTTGCAGTAGGAAAAACGTACCTTTCCGGTTACGACCTTGGTGTTTGCCATTGTTCTCGATCTCCTTTTTTATTCAAAATCTTTCATCGCTTCCGCCGCCCGGTCGAGCGGCGGGCGCTTATCACTCGCCGGTACGATCGTCGGCGCGCCGGGCGCGCGGTCGATCAGCGTCTCCAGCAGCTCGGCGACCTTCTTCTTGCCGAGGCTCTTGTCCATGGCCGCGGGGCTGAGCAGCTTCGTCTCGGTGTACTCATCGGCGCCGTAGCCCGCGGCCTTGAGCGCCTCGGCGACCTTGAGCTCGTCGGTCCACTTGCGGTTGCCGAGCTTGCCCTCGACCACCTTGAACCCCGGGACCTCGCCGCCGCCAAGCAGTGTGTCCATGGCCTGCGCCTTCACGCGCTTGAGCCAGAGACTGATGAGCGGCTCCATCTCCAGCACTCCCGCCACCTCGTGCGGCGCCAGCACCGGCACGGCCACGCGCAGGCTGTGCGTCTCAACGTACTCGGTGCACGTCTTCGTGAGCTGACGGCAGCGGCCCGCGTGCGGGCAGAATCGGCACCATGCCCCGGCCTTGTATTTGCCCTTGCCCTTGGCGGCCTCGGCAGCGATCCGCTTGACGGTCTTGTCCGCCCAGTAGAGAAGATCCGCGGCCGCGGCGCTCCATGTGCTCACGTTGTTGATGCGCGGCTGGTAGATGTGCATCTCCACCGTCTCGATATCGAAGAGATCCCCCAGCAGATTGAGCGCGCCCAGCGCGTAGAGCATCATCTGGGTGTTCTCCTTCGCGTCCACCGCGACGCCCTGCCCGTACTTGTAGTCGATAACGGTGATCGTCCTGTCCTGCACGATGATGCAGTCCGCCGTGCCGAAGCCGTCCGGCACCCAGGTCGAAAAATCCACGCGCTGCTCGAGCAGCACGGTGGCGCCGTCGGTCCTGATCTGCTCGTGAATATAGTCCCGGTAGCCCGCGGCGCAATCGAGCATCTCCTGTGTGACTTCCGGTGCGAAACCGTCCCGTCCGCTTTCCGGCCGGATGTGTTCCCGCGCCACGATCTCCGCCACCTCGTGCGCCAGCGTCCCCTCGCGGGTAAACTCCGTCCCCTCGTTGGGGTAGGCCTCCGCCGCCACGGCCGACGGCGGACAGTTGAGCCAGCGGTGCGAGCCGGACGCGCTCAGCAGAGCGTGCGCCCGGGCGCTGTGATCATTAAGCTCTTGCATGCAGCCATTGCCTCCTTCAGTTCTTTGATGCTGCGAGCCCACGGCTTGCCGGTATACTCGCAGTAGCGGTGCTCCAGCGCCGCGCCCCGGCTCCGGGAGCTGCCGGGCAGAAACAGCACCGCGTCCGCGGCGTCGATCATCGCCAGACAGATCCGCATGGCCTTCTCGTTCTCCATGCCGTCCGGCATGCGCGCCGGGCTGAGCGGCAGATATCCCGCGGCGGTCAGCTCGTCCTCGGCGGTCTCAAAGGCTTCCCAGTACCGCGGCACGCCGGTGATCGGCCCCGCGATATAGATCACCTTTTTCATTCGGCGTCCCCCTTGGCCTCCCGGTCTCTCGGCTTGAACGCCCTGCGCAGCAGCTCCAGCAGCCCCGGTCGTCTCCTGGGCGTCTGCCGGAAGATCGTCCGGCGGGCGTGGCCGCTGCAGGCGGAGCGGTGCCTGGCGTAGGAGCGGCGGCTCCGGGCTCTGTGGTTCATCGCGCTCGACATGCTCACCCCTCCAGTCCGGCCAGCCGGGCCATGACCTCGCCGAACTTGTCCGCCGGGATGGCGCTCACCTTCTCGGCGTAGCTCTTGACGATCTCGCGCACCTCGGCTTTCTTGCCGCTCGCGGACAGCGCCACGACCTTCTGCTGTATGTCCTCCGGCTTGTACTGCGGCGTCTCCGGCGCCGGCTGCTCAAACGGGACCGGCTCCGCCTTCGGCAGCTCCCCGAACGGCTCCGTGACCGGGTGCTGCTCCGCCGGTTTCCCGGCGAGCTCCGGCGCGGCCCGGCGCAGTACCTCGCCCATGTCGATCTTCTGGCTGCCCATGACCCGCAGTATCAGCTCGGTCAGATTTACGTTGATGTGGTCGAGCCGGGCGCGGTCCTCCGCGCACAGCTCAACGGTAATGGTAGCGCTCATATTCTTTGTCCTCCTCTCATGATTGCCGTGTCCGGCAGCTGAAGCCAGCGGCAGCAGTCGTCCGCAAGGCTCGCAAAGCCGTACACCGCGAAAATGCCTTCGATGATCGTAAAGCCGAGGCCGTTTCCAAACTTCCAGACGAAGAAGATCACGGCGGCAAGCAATGTCATGATCGCCGTGGTGGCGAACGCCGCCTTTGTTTTTCTCATGGTTCTTATCTCCTTTATGTTGTTTTTGTCCGGGCGCCGAAGCGCCCGCGTTTATCGCACCATCCACTTGGCCAGCGCCACGAGGTTCACATACCACATACGCTTGAACTTCCGCATCGGAAATGAGTGGTTGGCATGCAGCGTCCGGGGGTCTACCCGGAGATACCGCGCCGCGTGCGACAGCGGGATCATGACCTTTCCGGGAAATGCCGCTTTCAGCTCCGCGAGCTGCAGCTCCAATACCGTGTTATCCATGTTCTCTTACCTCCTTGTTGATTTATGGGTTTTCTATATCTTGTATTTGTTATGTGCATTACTTGAATTACGCTTCAATATGTAGTATACTAATAGTATCCGGTGGCCACCGGAAATCTAAAAGAAAGGACACATTGCATATGGCGAACACCAAGCAGACGAGCAAGCGCGCCGCAGCGGCTGCCTCTAAAGTTCTTCGTGACGGTCGAACGAGCAAGGCGAGCAAGACGGCGGCGGGCAGCGCTCTGTCTCAGACCCCTGGCAGAAAAAGTAAATAGTCTACCAGCTGAGCCGGTTCATGCCGGCTCAGTCTCTTTTGAAGAGATAATCGAGACTGCAATCCGGGAAATACCGGTCACGGATCCGCAGCGCCTCGTCAATGCGCAGCGAGCCGTTGAAGTTCCGCGAGAGCGTGTCGCGGGCTCTGCCGAGCTCTGCGGCCATGCCGGATATGGTCAGCCCCCGCCGGGCGATCTCCGCCAGAAGATTTGGAAAACAGCTTTTGGGTTTCATGTCATCACCTCCCCGCTCTTATGTTTGACTCCCTGATCCGAACCATGACCTCCGCGATGTGTGCCATGGCGTTGGACAGATCGACCAGTTCGCCGGGCATGCAGCATCCGTGCTTGGAGTGCTCATGGAGTAGTTGCAGCTGCTTCATGAGCATTTCTTTCAATTCGTTCATGTTCTCACCTCCTCTTGAGTTATTTCTCCTCAAGGTCGAGCTAAACATATTCGATCCGGACCGTTAGCCCGTCCAGCATCTTGGCCAACGCAGTTGCCGCTGCGTTGGCTTTTTCTACTGCCGCATACAGCTCGCGGACTTTACTCAAAGCCTCGTCCACATTCTTCGTGTTGAGCCGAAGCTCAATGCTGCCGTCTCGATCGTTCATGTTCTCACCTCCTCGTCTATTCATCCGCCCTTCACTATGTAGATGATTTATCTACACTCACGGCAAAAAAATATAGAATCGCGATCCTCCGCGCTGATACGCAAAAGATCGCACAGCGCCTGAATTTCGCCGGCTTTGAATTCTGACCCGTTATTCAGCTTCTTAGCAAAGCCGTAATATGTAAGTCCCAGTTTGTCGGCAACGAAATTCAGCTTGTACCCGGATCTTTTAAGAATCGCTTTCAACTTCGCCGTGTCTGTCATCGCGCTACCCTCCTCCGAATTTATTGTAGAATTTTTATCTACAACGTAACTATAACGCTTTGTAGAAATAATGTCAACAATTTTTTCTAAAAATCTGAATAAATGTTGATTTTTGTGATACACGATGATAGAATGACGTCAAGTATGGAGGTGCTTATTATGACTATAGGAGATAGAATCAAAAAACGGCGCGAGGAGCTAAACTTGTCGCAGGAAGAGCTTGCAAAGCGTCTTGGCTACAAGTCTCGTTCTTCTGTTAATAAAATTGAGGTCGGCTGCCAGAATCTCACCCAATCGAAAATCAAAGCCATCGCCGATGCGCTCCATACTACACCATCCTACATTATGGGCTGGGAAGATTCTCCCGCTCCCGCTAAGCCCGCAGCAGCCCCCACCGCCGAGCGCGACATCGACCCGATCTACGACGCACTGAATATAGCCGGGCGGCAGGCCCTCTGCGCCTATGGCCGTTTTCTCGGCTCGCAGACGGAATACCGCGCCCCCGAAGAGCCGTCCGCCGCGCCCTCGCGCATCATCCCCCTGCTGGGCGCTTCGTTCGCTGCCGGCACGCCGGAGACGCCCGGCGATCTTTTTATACAGGACTACGCCACGACCGACCCGCACGCCGAGTTCGCCATCCGCGTCAACGGCAACTCCATGGAGCCGTATCTCGCCGACGGCAGCATCGCCCTCGGCGTGAAGCGCGCGCCCCGCGACGGTGAGGTCGGCGCCTTCTGGCTCGACGGCGGCTTCCTCGTCAAGCAGGTCTGCCAGGATCACATCGGCAACACCTATCTCTTCTCCCTGAACCGCGACCGCGCCGACGCCGACGAAACCATCTGGCACGACTCCGACCGCGACCTCCGCCTCATCGGCACCATCCTCATGTCCCAGCGCCTCCCCCTGCCCTGAGCAAAAAAAGCCCGTCCCGGAAATTCCGGAACGGGCGAGGCAGTGACCCGTGTCCAATTTGGACACATTGCAGAATCGCATAGCAATATTCCATAAAAAGAATATTAAATTTTTGGATTGTAAAATATTCTTTATATGTTATATAATCACCTTGAAAGGGCATACTATGAATAAACAACAGATTGAAGCATTGCTGCGGCAATTGCTTGAAGGGATCTTTGTTCATCCGAGATCGTTCGGTGAGCTGCTGGATATCCTTGCAAAAAGCGGGGCCGAAAGCGTCTTTTTGAAGCAGCTTATCAAGAATTTGAGCATTCTTAGCGCTATGGGTATTGAGGCAACGAAGCACAAGGACTTTGAACCCATCGAACACGGCATGTACAGTATGCACTTTGACTACCGTGATTTTAATATCCGCATCCTCTATGCCTTCCGGGACGACGAGGACCCCGTTCTGCTTTTGGCGTTCTATGAGCGCGGCGGAAAGCGGCGGACGGATTACAGCAGCTACATAAAGCCCGCCTGTGACCGTCTGGCGGAAATGAAAGGAAGGAATTGAAATGGTAGAAAAGACTGCTGCGGATCTGCTCATGGCGATCGGTGAAAACATGAGCGCGGAAGAAATGATGCTTCTTTCTCTTCAAGGCATGATCGCCGCAGAGGTTGAAATGAAGCGCACGGAACTCGGGATGAACCAGAAACAGTTTGCACAGTATATGGGCGTCACACAGGCGACCGTCTCCAAATGGGAATCCGGTGACACCAACTTTACGCTCTCCACGCTGGTACACATCGCTTCGAAGCTGGGGCTGAAAATGCAGACCCCGTTCGAGCCTAAGGAGCGCAAGGAAAAGCGTGCGCCGGTAAGAGCCGCAAATATAGTAAATTTCAGCGAGCATGCAGGTGGAAAGTCAGCCATATCCGGCAGCGTGAACAGCAAGTATTGGTCCGCAGAGTCAGATGAACTGAAAGAAATGTAAGGAGACTGCGAAATGTACAGCTACGCGAATATTGTTCGATCCACACTAAATCAGGAAAAACCGGAAATTATGATGCAGTTTTTGCAGGCCGCTCCGAAATATAAAGAGAACAGCACTACTGTTATCGGAACGGACGTTGAGGTTGTTGCCTCCGTCGTTATGAATTCCGATGCTGCCCGTGGCTTTGCCAAGTCGATTCTTGATCTTCTTGACGACGAAAACGGCGCGGAGGAATAACAAAAAGCGTCCGGACGGCCCCGGGCGCTTTTTTGCAAGCGGCGCATAACGGCAGTTGTGTCCAATTCGGACACAATTCCGGGCAGCAGAAAGCCCGCCCCGGGAATCCCGGAACGGGCAATAAAAAGCTCCCCGAGAGGAGAGCAAATAGATTATGTGTCCTGAAACTGTACATACATAGGTACACAGTTGTCGTTGTACCCATCTCGCAAAACTTCATAAAGGCTGCTTACCGGGCAGAACCCTTTCTTCTCATAGAAACCTACCGCTGCCGGATCTGCACAGGCAAGGAGGTATTTTACTCCGACAAACTTTCCTCGAAGCTCGTCGGTCATGTATGTAGCGAAGTCGGTCAGAAGCGAGCCGATGCGCTGCTTTTCATAGTCCGCGTCCACAGCAAGCTCTGCGATTTCCAGCGCCGGAGAACCACGCTTACCTCCTTCATCGGTCGTATAAAAGAGTGCCGACACCCGCAGCGTGATAAATCCAACAATACGGTTTGCGTCGGAGTCTACCAGCACATGGGTAACACCCATGCCGGATTGTTTATCGGCAAGGGCATCGAATCGCAAATAATTCTCATAATGCTGTGGGTTCTCGCAAGAAGAAGGGCTGACATGAAATTGCCACGCCAGCCCCGAGAATTCCTTATCAAAAAGCGAGAAGGAAAGATTCATTTCTTGTCTGCCTTTAGATACTTGCTCACATTCTTCTTTGCTTCCTCAATGCGTTCCTTCGTCATAACGGCGGGCGGCTTCGCATCCGGGCGTTTTTTCCCGAAGCTATATACATAGTTCGGAGAGGCTGCGGACATAGTATCAACTCCTTTCCGTCTGCGGTCACATACAGCTTATGCTTTATGCACATTAATGATACAGGATACGCCGCGGTCAATGTTTAACAAATTATGAACAAATCGTGAACAACGAGGTAATTTGCGGTTATTTGCGGTCGTAAGCGTCGCTATGCGGTCGCAAGAACACAGCTACGGGCAGTAAAAAACCGCTCCGGGGATCCCGGAACGGATAATGACATACGGCGGTTTTCTGTTGCGCTCCAACGGTCCAGCCCTTACGTCTGGAAGGAATAAAAAGTCCCACCGTGGTCCGCAGTGCGTTGCCGCCTTATGCGTGGTGGGCTCTGTCAGAGTCATTATACGCGGCCGCCAAGAGAATTGCAACATAGATTTTTATGATTTTCATGTTAAACAGCGTTAAACGATGTTTAACGCAAATTACGAATCGGAGGTGAATACATACATGGTCCGCCGATCCGATGGCCGCTGGCAGCAGAGCGTCACGGACATTGACGCTTTCGGCCGGCGCAAAACAAAATACTTCTACGGCAAAACGAAGAGCGAGCTGCTGCAGAAGATCGCCGCCTACAACGCGGAGGCCGCCGGCAGGAAGCGCGGCGTGACCTTCCAGACGCTGGCAGACGGCTGGTGGGAAGAGGCCGAACCGGCGCTCGCCCCGAACACCACGAAGGGCTACAAGGCTGCCATGCGGCGCGCCGCCGGGCACTTCGGCACCGCGTATGCGCAGGAGCTCCGGCCGGTGGACGTGAGCCGCTTCATAAAGACGTTCTGCAAAGAGACGAACGCCGCGGAAAAGACGGCACGGAATCAGCTCAGCGTTATCAGTCTGATCCTCAGCTGGGGCGTTGACCACGGATACCTGGATACGAACGTCGCGCGCGAAGTCAGCGTTCCGAAGGGCCTGCCGAAGCGGAAGGTCGAAATGCCGTCCTCCGAGGATATCCGGCGCGTTAAGGAAAACACGGATCTGCCGTTCGGCATGTTCGCCTACTGGGCGATGTATACCGGCCTGCGTCACGGCGAGCTGCTGGCGCTGACCTGGGAAGATGTGAACATAGAGAAGCGCACGATCACCGTCAACAAGAGCCTGTACCACGTCGGCGGGCAGAAGACGAAGGCGCCGAAAACCGAAGCCGGCACGCGGGTGCTGCCGCTGCTCGACCGCCTGGCCGAAAAGATCACGCCCGGCACAGGCCTGATCTTCCCGAACCGGCACGGCGAATATATGTCGAGCGGCACGTTCACGAAGAAGTACGACGCCTACCGCCGCGCGTCCGGCGTGACCTGCACCCCGCACCAGCTGCGCCACGCCTTCACGACCATGCTGATCGAGGCGGGTGTCGAGCCAACCGACGCGCAGGGGCTGCTCGGCCACGCGCAGCTCTCCACAACGATGGACATCTACCGCGAGATCCGCGAGATTCGCCAGGAAAAGGTGCGCGCCTCCGTCCTCGCCGTGGATATCGAATAGAGCGTACGGTGTCAATTTCGTGTCAAAGCGTAGAAAGCCATTGTAAAACCACGATTCAGTAACGGTTCGAATCCCTCCTTCTCCGCCATGAGTCCACCGTAATTCTGAAGGAATTACGGTGGACTTTTTCTATGCCCGAGAGCCGCTTGAAATCAAGACTTTTGCCGTTTTTGAGCATAAACGAACCCCGCCGCAGAGCGATTCTGCGGCGGGGTTTTGTGCGTTTTAGGAGGATAGTGGCTTCCTGTGCCGTTGTAATCGTTAAACAACCGAGTAATCGTTGAGTTACTGGTGGTATTCGTTAAACTGCCAAGGTGATCGTTAAAAAATAATCCCTACTCAAAGTGCGTATCAACAATTGCCTTCAGCTGTGCGGCAATCTCCGAGAAATCCTGGTTTAAATCAAGGGTTTTCACACTGATTTGATTGCCGCTCATCTGATAGACATTATACTTCGACTCTAAGGTCTGGAACTCAACTTCAAAATACCGCAGGGTTATCTGGCAGTGCAACGGCAAATTTAAGGGTGAGCACAAATGTGAGACGCCGCATCTGGACGAGGAAACCATTAAAGCGCGGTTCGTAACCGCCCTTAACGCTATCATCGAAAGCAAAGACAACATCCTTGAGGATTGCCGATTGATGCAAGCCACC